GCTCCAGTTGCGGCTGCTCCAGTTGCGGCTGCTCCAGTTGCGGCTGCTCCAGTTGCGGCTGCTCCTGGCGATGCCATTGCCGCCGCACAGGCCGAGTACGTCGCCGCAAGCCGCGCCTACGCCCGCGCCCTCCTCGGCAACCTCGGCGGCGACCTCGACGCCGCCCGCGACCGCCTCGTCCGCGCCCACGCCGCTTTGCGTGCACTCGGGGTTGACCCAGCTGCTGCTGCCGCCGTCGCCGCCCGCGCCGCCCCCGCCGCCGCCCCCGCCGCCGCTGAGCTGGATCGACTTGAAGAGGAGAGCCGTCTACCCCCAGGCGAAGCTCCTTATTTACATGTACGGCGGTCTGTGATTGGATGGAGGGATCCAATCACATTCGAAGTTCCTGTACAAGACGCCGTCGTAATTAGCCTCACACAAGAGGTGCCCGGTAACCCACCTAGATTTTTCGTTAGGTATATTGATGCAGCGTGGCTATTAAGATGGTGGCGGGAGAACCCCAACTTTGCATTCTTCGACCCGACAAAGAGAGTACAGATTCCCATTGATAACATTACGGTTGGTCGTCTGGATATCCACGAAGATGCCGGAGACGCTCCGGCTGAAGGTGGACGCCGCCGCCGCACTCGCCATCGTAAGACTCGCAGGCGTAAGACTTACAGACGCGCTCGGCGTTAATATTATATGGCACTCACGTCCAAGGCTCCCACCGTTCTCCGCACCTGGGGTAAGCACCTCATCCTCGATGCCGCCGGTTGTTCGCCCAAGATGATCGGAAATCCGGTTGTCGTCTCAAGTTTCGCAAGGTCCCTGGTTAAGCGCATTGACATGGTGCCGTATGGGGATCCGCAGGTGGTCATGTTTGGTACGGGCAACAAGAAGGGCTACACGCTCATCCAGCTGATTGAGACGTCCAACATTGCCGCTCACTTTGTGGAGGAGAACAACTCCATGTATCTGGATGTCTTCTCCTGCAAGGATTTTGACCCGCAGGTCGTCAAGGATACGGTGTCGGAGTATTTTGATGCCAAGCGGTTCCGGACGAAGGTGATGCTGCGTCAGGCGCCTCTATTCCATGAGACAGTGCCCAGTGGTGGTGCGTGTACCATCGGGGCAGTTGACAGCCCGAACCTGGCCTGAAGGAGCCGTGAAGTGCTCCTCAAAGTAGGTCAGGAACAATGAACGCGTAAAGATACCCACAAAGAACCAGATGGCAACCCACTTCCAGTTGATCTTGGGAAGCTTCATTTGTTTACTAGAAGAGTAATAATGCCGGTGCTGCGCCCATCGGGGTCAGACTTTACTTCCTTCGTCAAGGCTGCCGCACAGTACGTTCCTGCGGGGACTACCGCCAAAGTAACCAAATCTGGAGGCGGTATGATGATTGCACCTGCTAGCTTAGGTGCAATCGCGCGGGCATCCCAAATGGGTGCCGCCGCGTCCCCCACGACGAGTGCGGTGATCATCAATGGTGTGACGCCGCCTGCCGTAGTTCCGGCTGTACCCTTCAATGTGAAGACGAGCGTTGCAGGAGTTGTTCTGTGGTTAGATGGAGCAGATCCGGCGGCAACCGGTACGATACCATCTGCTGGTGCAACGATCTCAAACTGGGTGGATAAGTCAGGGAAGGGGTACACCGCAACATTGTTCGCCGACGCGGTTTCAACGGCGCCAACGTACGTCGCCAACAAAAGCCTACAGTTTACCGCTCCGTCCCTTACAGGTCTAAGAAGCCCAGTTCCTGCGCAGACATTCAGCAACGGACTAAGCTTATTCGTGGTCTTCACAAAGACCACGGGGGTGAATGCGAATGAAACCCTCATAGTGAGAACAACTGTTAATACTAACGGGCCGGCTCCTTTTACCATGTTCGGTACATTTCGCTCGTGGGGAACAGAAAATAATGCCTTTTATTACTCAACAGCTCCGAACATTTCGTCCTACACAACACAGACTATACTCTCTATTACGGCATCAACCACTCTGAATTGGTCGGAAAACATTAATGGAACAAATGTAGGCGAATACGGCCCGACAAACTTTGCCTTCAACGACGGCACCCCCGTATGGGATGATACTGGGACTTTTATATACATCGGACTTATGCGCGACACTGGGACGCGCTTTACAGGACAGATATCTGAAATCCTTGCATATAATTCGGTATTATCCACGCCTGATCGTCAGAAAGTAGAAGGCTACCTCGCGTGGAAGTGGGGTCTCCAGGCGAACCTACCTGCTAACCATCCATACAAGTCTGCAACACCCACCGGTTAATCCACCGTATTCCGCCGATTCGGGCACGTAGAGCAGCCGCAACCTTTAGGAGACCTTACGGAGTTGCCGTGGCTCCAAACGGCACGGTTGTGGTGGGCGACACGGACAACAATCTCGTTCGTCTGATCACCTAATTTCTCCCCAACTCATAATGCCTATCCTGCGCCCATCGGGGTCTGACTTTACCTCCTTCGTCAAGGCTGCCGCACAGTACGTTCCAGCTGGAGCAGCTGCCAAGGCATCCAAATCAGGTGGAGTGTCTGTAGCACTACCTGGATTGGGCGCAGTTGTTCGTACGTCGCAGGTCGGTGCATTGGCGTCGCCCACGACCAGCGCGGTGGTCATTAACGGCGTGACGGCGCCGGTGGCTGCAGCCGGTGCCCCGTTAACGGGTTGGGCACGAGACTGGCAACCGTATTTGAAGTCATTGATAGCGGCGAATTCAACGGGTGTGACGATGACGAGCTCGACCTTTACGGGAGGCGGATCATTTAATTCAGGAGGTGGATGGACGGGTGGTGTTCTGGGACCAGACGGGAACTTTTATGGTGCGCCACTAGGATCTGCCAACATCCTCAAACTCACTGTATCGACTGGACTAGTTACGCATATCGTAGGAAGTGCAACCTATACCGCATATGGATGGAGTTCGGGCGTTCTCGGTCCAGATGGATGTATCTACTTTGCTCCATGGGCAGCCAACAATATCCTCAAGTTCAATGTTGCAACCAACGAGACCTCAAACATCGCCGCCAGCGCAACAGAGGGATATCAAGGAGGTGCGCTCGGTCCAGATGGATGCATCTACTTTGCTCCGTGGAACGGCAAAATCCTCAAACTGAACCCATCCACCAATGCGGTCACAAAGATCACAGGGGGTGCGATCTATACGGTAGGAGGATGGGTTGGCGGATGTCTCGGACCGGACGGCAACATCTACTTTACACCGCGGGACGCATTGAACATCCTTAAGCTCGAGGTCTCCACTGGTCTGACGACGAACATCACAGGTAACGCAACGTACGTTGCAAGTGGATGGTACGGATCAGGCATTCTTGCACAAGACGGATGCATCTACTTTCCTCCACACGACGCCACTAGCATTCTCAAGCTCAACGTTGCAACCGGCGAAACCTCGAACATCACCGGAGGTGCGACGTATACTGGCTCAACTGGCTGGAAAGGAGGTGTTCTTGGTCCAGATGGTAATATCTATTTCATACCCGCCAATGCGACCGCTATTCTCAAGCTGAATGTAGCAGCAGGCACCACAACGCTTGTAGGAGGGGGTGCATCGTTCCCAGGCAATCAGCAATGGCAGGGAGGTGTCTTGGCAACCGATGGAAACATTTACTGTATGCCGTTCTTTTCGAGCAGCATACTCAAGATCGCCTTCACAGGATTATCGCAATTGCCAACCTTGAGCTACTGTACATCCCCATATGCGAACAAGCTCTAATCCAGATAATCTCTCCCCAACCTATAATGCCGGTGCTGCGCCCATCGGGGTCTGACTTCACTGCCCTCGTGAAGGCCGCTGCACAGTACGTTCCTGCGGGGACTACCGCCAAAGTAACCAAATCTGGAGGCGGTTCTATGTTAGCTCCTCCCAGTCTAGGTGCCACTGCTCGTGCATCCGAGGTGGCAATCCGAGCTACACCGAATTCGACCGTGTTGCGGATTCCATCTATTAATCCAATGATTTTTCGTTCGACATGGAAAGTCACTACACTTGCGGGCAACGGCACCCAGAGCTTTGTCAACGGCACAGGCACGGGCGCGACGTTCAACGGTCCGCGCGGAATCGTCGTGCTCGCAAATGGAAATCTCGCTGTGCTTGACTCAGTTAACTCAGCTATCCGTTTAGTTACATACCCGGGGGGCGTTGTCACTACACTTGCGGGTAGCGGCACCCCCGCATACGCCGACGGCACGGGTGCGGGTGCGAGTTTCAGCTTTCCAGGCGGAATCGCCCTGTTGCCAGATGGCAATATCGTAGTGGCTGACACGGAAAACCATCGCATCCGGATCGTGACACCCGCAGGTGTCGTCACAACGCTCGCGGGCAGCGGCACTCCCGCCTTCGCCAACGGCACAGGCGCGGGTGCAAGCTTCTGGTATCCTTATGGGGTCGCCGTACTTTTGGATGGCAATATCGCCGTAGTTGATCAGGTCAACAACCGTATCCGGTTAGTTACATACCCCGGTGGAGTTGTCACTACGCTCGCGGGTAGTAGTTATGGCTACCTCGATGGTACAGGTACAGGTGCGCAGTTCGGACAGCCGCTCGCAATCGCTGTACTTCCAAATGGCAATATCGTTGTGGCCGACTTCCTTAACCACCGTATCCGGTTAGTTACATACCCCGGTGGAGTTGTCACTACGCTCGCGGGTAACGATGCCACCGCATACGTTGACGGAACAGGCGCGGGCGCGAGTTTCAAGAACCCGTCTGGACTCGGCGTGACTCCAGACGGTAATGTCATTGTCGGCGATAGCGGTACTCACTGCATCCGTATGATCACTCCGAGCGGCGTAGTCACCACGCTTGCGGGAAACGGCACCCTCGGCTTTGCCGATGGCACGGGCACGGATGCGATGTTCAACGTGCCCTATGGGACTGCCATGCTTCCGAATGGCAATATCGTCGTGGCCGACTACAATAACCGCCGTATCCGTATTATGACGCCCATTTCGGTGCTGGTGTCCTAATCCACCGTATTCCGCCGATTCGGGCACGTAGAGCAGCCCTGCCGTGGTGTGGGCTCTACCTTCCACATGTACATGAAAAAGACAACGCACGCAAGCACTACGAGGCCAAGCACGACCATTTACTCCTTCGTCAGAATAGCTTCGGCGCACTCGGAACACATGAACTCGCCCGTGGAGTCGTAGAGCGTCTTGTACATGAAGTACTTGTAGTCTAGGCTCTTGCAGAAGATGCAGACGTGCTTCTCCTTCTCAATCTTGAAGATCTTGCAGGTGTAACGCATCCCGTGATAGCACTCAGGACAGACAGATTCGTCGCACATGCGACATCCGGCTGTCTTGGCAACTCCGTAGGACGCGTGGGTGAGCAGTTGCGTATCGCAGATGGGGCAGGTGGTGGATGCCATGGTAACTACCCTCAATCCAGTTTGGTGCGGCGAGATCCATTTTAGAGCTGGGCACGTACAACAGGAATGGGCATTCCGTATTACGTTGCCTCGCTATTGCGAACCCACAAGCATATCCAAAAAGAGGTCGGGGATGTGGCGCTAGAGTGTGATGCGCTTGGTCTGGACTTCAATGCATTCATTCACACCTATCTGAAGCCCGAGAACCCCATTGGTAGCGTGGTCTGTGCGCTGCGGCTGTTTCTGCAGAACGTGGCGCATGGCAAGAAGGTGTTGATTGCCTTTGATGGATTGGTGCCGTATGCAAAGATCGTACAGCAACGCTATCGTCGCATGAGGAACCCTGAACCGGCGCTGTTTGATAAGAACCAGATCTCGCCCGGGACGCCGTTCATGGTGGAGCTGGAGGATACTCTGCGATTCTGCTTTCCCGAGTGTCTCTTGTCGGGCACCGATGAGCCCGGTGAGGGAGAGCACAAGATCTTCACGTGGTTGCGGTCTATGCAGCCAGACGATCGTCGCAACATCCTGATCTACGGCATGGATGCGGACTTGGTGCTGATCTCCGTGGCGCAGTCGGACCTGGGGTTCATCAAGCTGATCCGCGAGAACCGCGATTCGGGCTATTCGACGTTTGACGCAACCGCTCTTTGCAGGGTATTGCCTATGGAGCCTGAAGACTGGGTGGAGATGTGCGTCATGTGCTTTGGAAATGACTTTATGCCGACCATTGCCATGTTTTCTCTGCGAGAGGACGGGTATGGGCGCGCAGTTCACTACATGACAAAGCAAACGCTGGAAGGAGCAGCAGATGATGAACTAAAGGTGTTGATGAAGCGAGCCAAGGATACGGATCGGCATATTGTGGCTCGGGATGGACATGCGATCGAGAACCGTATGGCTCTCCATCTCATGGATGGTGTGGTGGACTGGGACAAGGTGGTGTATGCATTCCAAAAGACGCTAGCGTGGACGCTGCATTACTTCAAGACCTCGGAGGTGCTGGATTGGTGCTGGACGTATCCATATGCAGAAGCGCCGTTGTTGTCGGCTATTGTAGATGCTCCTCGGGTCACGGAGTTCACGTGGGAACACCCGACGCCGCCGTTTGGGATTGGAGAACAGCTGGACTTCATTCTGCCTGGACGTGGCAAGTATCCGGATGAACTCTACGAGGAGGGACGTGATTCCCGCCACCCCTGGATGAAGTGCTATTCATGGGAGACGGATCCGTATATCTCTCTGCCGTGGAACCCCATGCAGGAACCAACTCGTGTATGCACTCACCGTCTAACCTGAAACCTGCCATTCAACAGCCCCAGACGAGGAGCGGTGCGAGTATCTACGCGAATCGGACTAGGTGTCTCTGCACCCTGAGGATCAAGAGCATGTCCCAGCGGAAGAACATTGTCTTCGGGAATGTCTACCTCGAAGTTGTTCTCGTGTGCCTGGAAATACGACGTCTCGATCTTGTTCATTTCATTGATCTTCTTCAGTGCCGCAAACCCAGACGCATCCTGCAGCGTTCTCCAATGCCGCCGAATGTGATTGATATAGGCAATACGGTACTCCTTCGCAGTACGTGTCTTGACGTTTGTGCGCAGCTGTTCAAAGCAATCCGCGACCGTGGCGTAGATTGGCTTGTTGAGACGACGATTCACGGTATTGTGGATGCGGAAGACGGCAAGCATGAACTCTCGGCGGGAAGAGACCATCTGTGGGTACAGTCTGCGATATCCGTTGAGGGCAATGCCAAAGTGTTCCTTGCAGCTCGGACATGTAATGGTCGCCTGAAACATATCAAGCCACGTCTGCATCAGCGCAGTCTCTGCAGGGAGTGGTGAATCAGGAAAGCAAGACGAGGCAGAATGCAGAGTCATCCACCCAAGGGGCCCCCAAATAGATGTCATTACTCTACTTGACGACAATCATTCCTGCTTCCATACCGCCTTCAAGGATCTCACGGGCAATGTGGGGCGGCGTCTTTGGATTGATGGTGATGTTGGAGTTTTTCAGGGAGGCACGGACAGTTCCATCGTTCATGTCCTTGACCGTCTGCTTGATGGTCTTCCTACGGAGATCGGCTCCCTTCTTGGTCAGGATTCTGAGCGTTCCCTTGCGAACCGGAGGTGGCTTGGCGGGATCCTTGACAGGCACAATCTCGCCTCCCCCGCCACGATGGCGAGAGCGAGTTCCCTTCATGACCCCGCGAGGGAAGGTTCGCATGGACTTGCGGTGGTTCGCGACGGGACGGCGAACCTCGGGCTCCACGTGATCAACCTTTTGGATCTTGACACCGGACATCACTTATTCAAAACGGATGAGTTTATTTACAGCGAAGGCACCACCAATAGCTACCATGACGTCGCTCCCTTCAGCCGCTCCTCCCACCATCAATGAATGGAATGCCGTCCGTGCCTACTTCAGCAATGGCGTTCGTCGCATGGTGGATCACCAGGTGGACTCCTACGAGGACTTTGTCCGCCACAAGATCCCTCTGATTATGCAATCGACTCCTCCCATCACGGTCTGGCACGAGCAGGATGAGATGATCAAGAAGTATAAGTATGAGTTCAAGCTGTCCTTTGAGAACGTATCGTATATCAAGCCCCGTATTCAGGAGGCTACAGGTCGCGTGAAGCCCATGCTTCCAATGGAGGCACGGATCCGCAACTTCACCTATGCGGCGCAGATGTATGTGGACATCCGCTTCGTGGTGCGCACCTACAAGGGTCCGATGCTGGACACGTATGATGAGGAGTCGCACGTGTTTGAGGGGATCAGCCTTGGCAAGTTGCCCGTGATGCTGGGGTCAAGCCTCTGTCTGCTGAAGGACTACCCGATGAGCCTGGCCGAGTATGGTGAGTGTGCCCACGATCCTCTGGGCTACTTCATCATTCACGGGTCGGAGCGCACGATCCTGTGCCAGGAGAAGGTGGCGGACAACCGGATCATGATCTTCCAGAACAAGAAGTCGGCGTCCAAGCACACGCACTCGGTGGAGATCAAGTCTCTGCACGAGTCGTTCACGATGCCGCCGAAGAAGCTGGAGATCCGTCTGAGCTCCAAGTTCAACGGCTACGGCAACCCGCTGACGGCGTGTGTGCCTCGGTTTCGGGAGGATATCCCGGTCGTGATCTACTTCCGTGCGCTGGGTGTCCTGACGGATCGGGCGATCACCAAGATCGTGTGGGGATCCGAGGATGATCTGCACGTGGAGCTGTTGGCGGCCTCGTTCCGTGATGCGGCGGAGTTGCGGGTGTTCACGCAGCAGGAGGCGGTGCAGTATCTGACGAACCACCTGCAGTACGGAACCAATCAGGAGGACAAGTGCGCCTATGTCCGTCAGCTGCTGAACTCCGAGCTGCTACCTCACGTGCGGTTTGCGGGTGAGCTGACGACCACGCCGGTTCACAATGCTCGGAAGACGATGCTGATGGGCTCGATGATCCGCCGACTGCTGTTGACGTATTGTAAGCAGATCCCGCTGGATGATCGTGATGCGTACCCGAACAAGCGCGTGGTGACGACGGGTGCCCTGCTGACCCATCTGTTCCGTCAGCTGTTCCAGAAGGTCTGCAATGATACTCGCAATGAGTTCGTACAGGAGGTCAACAATGACTCGTGGAAGCGTGGCGAGGGCGGTCCTCGTCCGATGGATGTGCTGAACGGCAACAATTTGTACAAGATCCTGAAGCTGTCGGCGATTGAGGGTAAGTTGAAGCAGGCACTGGCAACGGGCAACTTTGCAGTTCAGGGACTGGGCACGGCAGCGGCAATGTCCAATGCGACCAAGGTGGGTGTATCGCAGGTGCTGGCTCGGATGTCCTATGCGGCGACTCTGTCCCATCTCCGCCGCATTCAGACACCGGTGGAGAAGTCGGGCAAGTTGCTGGCGCCTCGTAAGCTCCATGGTACAAGCTGGGGCTTCATGTGTCCTGTGGAGACACCGGAGGGTCATTCGGTGGGTATTGTGAAGAACATGAGTCTGCTGACCTCCATCTCTCAACACACTCCGTCCACGACGATCATTCACTATCTGCAGGAGACGGGTGGCATCGAGTGGATCGATACGCCTCGAGTCTACGAGGGGACGTCCGTGACGGTGAATGGTGTGATTGTCGGCTACACCAAGGACCCGCATGGACTGGTGACAGGTCTCCGTGCAGCCAAGCAGAGCCGCCGTCTGCATCCGCACATCTCGGTTGCCTGGTATACGCTGATGAACAGCATCTCGGTGGAGACGGATGGTGGGCGCTGTGTCCGCCCCGTGTTTCGGGCAAACATGACACCCCCTGCAGATACGACGAGCTGGAACGAGTGGTGCAAGGCAAGTCTTGACTACATTGATCCCTCCGAGAGTGAGACGCTGCGTATTGCCATGAGCCGAGACGAGATGACGCCTGCTCACACGCACTACGAGGTCCATCCCTCGCTGATTGTCGGGCACATGGCATCGACGATTCCCCTGTCCGACCACAATCAGTCGCCTCGTAATACCTACCAGTCCGCCATGGGTAAACAGGCCATGTGCGTCTACGCGGGCAACTTTGCCAAGCGTCTGGACAAGAACGCCTATGTGTTGTGTTCCATTGCTCGTCCGATCGTGGAGACACGAGCCATGAATATCCTGAAGATGCACGAGATGCCGTTCGGGTTCAATGGCATTGTCGCCATTGCCTGCTACGGCGGATACAATCAGGAGGACTCCGTGATCATGAACAAGTCGTCGGTCAAGCGGGGGTTCTTCCGTGGGCTCTACTATGGCATGTACAAGGACGAGGAGCACCGGAACGTGACGTCGGGTCGTGAGGAGAAGTTCATGAAGCCGCAGAAGCACAATACTCGCAAGTATAAGAACACGTCGTATGCAGCTGTCTCGGACAATGGGCTGCCGATCATCAACTCGGTGATCAACGAGAATGACGTGATCATCGGTAAGGTGGTTAATCTGCGCAATGATGCCGCGGGGTATGCGTTCCGGGATGCGTCTACGACTCACAAGAACTCCGAGCAGTGCCGGATTGATGGTGTGTGGCAGGACAAGAACTCAGATGGCTACCCGTTCATCAAGGTGCGCACGGTGTCGGAGCGTATCCCGCAGATTGGCGATAAGGTGTCCTCTCGCCATGGTCAGAAGGGGACGATCGGAATGATGATGGAGGAAGAGGACATGCCCTTCACGGCAAGTGGTCTGCGCCCGGATATCATTATGAATCCTCACGCTGTGCCGTCTCGCATGACGATTGCGCAGCTGATGGAGAACATCTTCGGCAAGATCGGTGTGCGCAAGGGGACGCTGGGCGATGGTACGCCGTACTCTCACCTGAAGGTGGAGGATCTGAAGCGGCACATGATCGATATGGGTCTGCATCCCTACGGCAACGAGATCCTGTACAATGGGCAGACGGGCGAGATGATGCAGGCAGAGATCTTCATGGGGCCGACCTTCTATCAGCGCCTGAAGCACATGGTGATTGACAAGAAGCATTCTCGTGCTCGTGGTCCGATCGTGTCGCTGACCCGTCAGCCGTGTGAGGGACGCAGCCGTGATGGTGGTCTGCGTGTGGGTGAGATGGAACGTGATTGTATGCTGTCACACGGCATCTCGGTGTTTACCAAGGAGCGTCTGATGGATGTGTCCGACCCGTTCAAGACGGGGCTGTGCAAGACCTGTGGCACACTTGCAGTGGTGAATCCAGTGGAGGGGATCTACTCGTGCGGTGCCTGTGGCAACAAGACGGACTTCGTGATGAAGACTATCCCCTATGCGATGAAGCTGTGGATGCAGGAGTTGGAGGCGATGCACATTACGCCGAAGCTCCTCTTAGAGTAGACCGACGACGCCGATGCCGACGGCGCCGAGATCTCCGCCGACCACCGGCTTGGTCTTCAGTGACCTTCTTCAGTAGTATGTTGTGCTTTTCGAGAATGGCGTTTGTCGTCGCCGTGTACGACTCCATTGTAGCAGCAACCTGACTACAGTACTCGTCAAAGATCGTCTTATAGGAGGTCAGGATCACCTGCGTATCCGTGATGGGAATCAACTTTATTTTTGCCTGTGCATCCAGCGCAAGCTTGTCAAACCCGGCCATCAGAGTCCCCGAGGCAACCTGCAGCTGCCGTGCATACTTGGTCATCTCCATCTTCGCAGCATCGGTCTGTTCCTTGGGAGGACACTGTGTGCGAAACATGCGTGCAAACATACCCGTGCAGTAGAACTTCACAATGAAGACACGAACCGACTCAATGCTAGACGCCTGAAGGGTGGCGAGCTGCTGAATAGACCCCTTCATGTTCGTGACGAACTTGCTAAACTCAATGTCAAGCTTCTGCTTGGTTGCTGCAGTGGTTCCGATCCCGCTCGTCAAGACAGCCTTTGTCGATTCCTGCGTATTCCGAATCGCAAGGACCTGGTTCTCACCCGCACCACCGAGAATCTGGTTCATGTTCGTGATGCCCTCGAGCACGTTGTTCGTGAGACCCGTTGCGAGTCGGCTACTCAACTGAACTGTCTTGTTTGCATCCTTTGCCACAGCACCGACGGTGCCCAATGACACGGTGGCGACCTCTGCAGTTGTTCTTGCAGCTGCATTGGTGATCTCACCTGCACTCGTAACCACTGCAGTTGTTGTCTTGAGACCGACCTTGCTGATGTCTTTTGCAGCCATAAGAGATGCAGTCGCAACTTCACTCGTGTTCTTTACCGCAGACGAGGCAACTGCGCCGGCGCCTTCAAGGGCGGCCGTAGCAACGACACCTCCTTGATTGACCGCAGTACCAACGAGCTTGACACTCTGGTCAATTGCGCGGGTCGACACTTCAAGGGTGCCAGTTGTAGCATTTCCTAGATTACCGACTGCGGTCGCCAAGTTCGACGCCATTAGTATAATAGGTAGTTATTTTAGTCAACCACGCCTGGATCTTCCTGTACCATGTCAGCAAGGTTCTCAGAGGAGGGCGACTTCGGCACTCCCCCTCGCTTCCGCATGAGATATCCATAGGCTGCAAAGATGCTGGTAAGGATAGCTCCGACAAGAAGTCCAGCAAACAGAGGCTCCATTTGCTGCATCCTGCGTTCAGCCTGAAAGTTTGTCTCACCCTTAAAACAAAATGCCTGCCACCCTCTCCCCTGATTCTCTGTCTGCTACGGGTGGTCGCCGTCGTCGTGGCCCGACGATGAAGGCGCTGAAGCGTGTCCTCAAGTCGCACGGCCTCAAGTCGTCCGGCCGCAAGGCGACGCTCCGTGCTCGTGCCAAGAAGGCGCACCTGCTGTCCAAGGCGTAAGCGGCGACGCAAATCTCTACTGTAAGTAATGCGTAGACACACTCGGAAAGAACGGGGTGGCGACTTGCCTCCGGCCACAGAAGCCAAGGACCTGGAGAATGCGAAGAAGAACCTGAAGGTCGTCCCCGCTGGACTGGGTGCGCCTGTTCGGGATGTCTTTGGAAAGGTGCAGGGTCGCCAAGGTGGCCGTACTCGCCGCCGTCGCCGTCGTGGAGGCAGACCGAGAACTCTGGATGTTATTATCCGGATGATTGACTTGGACTACGATGATGTGAAGCGGGAATTGAAAGACGAGGAGCTTGGAGGACCCCTTGAGCCCGATGAGGTGCCATTGAGCAAGTCATGGGGTGCCATTCTTATGCTATCTAGAAGCTTGCCAGACGAAATGGAACGTCTGCTGGATGCCGACGCTGAACTCAAGGGTATGTATGATGATATTAATCTTCGCAGGTGGTCCAAGAATGGAGTCGGCTTTCCTGCCAAGGTGCTTGCATTCCTCCAGAAGCTCAAGAAGGCACGAGAGGCTGAGATTGAGAAGGAAGGCAGATCAAAGACATAAGAGACAATGTAATACCCCAACCTCCAACGCAACCACGTTGGACATTGGTGCATCGCCGCGTCGCCCTCGCCGGCGAATAATTTTTCTTGCTAAGGATCATACAAACAACATGGGTGGTGGTCTCCTTCAGCTCGTCAGCTATGGTGCGCAGGATATCTACATCTCGGGCTCCCCCCAGATCACGTTCTGGAAGGTCCTGTACAAGCGTCATACCAACTTCGCCATGGAGTCCATTGAGGTGACGTTCAACGGCCAGGCCGACTTCAACAAGCGTGTGACGGCCGTCATCAACCGCAACGCCGATCTGATGTACCGCACCTACCTCCAGGTGGTGCTCCCGGCCGTGGACTTCGCGTCGGTCACCCAGCTGAACCGCTTCCGCTGGCTCAACTTCATCGGCCACCGCCTCGTCAAGACGGTGGAGCTCGAGATTGGCGGCCAGCGCATCGACCGCCAGTACGGCGACTGGATGCAGATCTGGACGCAGCTGTCCCAGGATGTGGGCACGGTCGAGGCGCTGAACGACATGATCGGCAACACGCACGACCTCGTGCTGATGAAGGACCGTCGCGGCTTTGCGCTGGATGCCTCGTGCGCTGGCTCTGAGCTGACGAACTCCTGCGCCCCCCGCGCGGGTACCCCGGCGCGTACGCTGTACATCCCGCTCCAGTTCTGGTTCTGCCGCAACCCGGGTCTGGCGATCCCGCTGATCGCGCTCCAGTACCACGAGGTGCGCATCAACATTGAGTTCGAGCAGTGGATCAACTGCTGCTACTATGAGCTCACGACGGCGGCGACGGCGCCGGTCAGCATCCAGTCCCTGACGGCCGCCTCGCTGTACATCGACTACATCTACCTGGACACGGAGGAGCGTCGCCGCTTCGCCCAGCAGACGCACGAGTACCTCATTGAGCAGCTGCAGTTCACGGGCGCCGAGTCGATCACGTCGAGCTCGAACAAGATCCAGCTGAACTTCAACCACCCGGTGAAGGAGCTCGTGTGGGTCGTCCAGCGCGACTCGTTCGTCGACTGCACCCCGAACCAGGGCTTCATCGTTGAGGTCAACGGCTGCCAGCCGTTCAACTACACGGACGACTTCAGCACGGAGGGCATCGTGATGGACGTCCTGGGCCGCGGTGCGCTGATCGGCGCCGGCCTCACCCCGGGTGTTCCTACGATTGGCGGTGAGGGCCCCTCGGGACCCTACTTCATCCAGGGTCTCGGCACCCAGGTGGGTCCGTCGCTCAGTGGCGCGTCGTGGCTCGATACCAACCTGGGCCAGGGCGGCAACGACCAGGCGCTTGTGTTCGAGGACACGACGAACTACCTGCTCGCCAAGGTCATCCTCTCGTCTGGAGTCAAGTGCGAGGGCAAGAACCCGGTGGAGGTTGCCAAGCTCCAGCTCAACGGCCAGGACCGCTTCACGGAGCGCGAGGGACGCTACTTCTCCCGTGTGCAGCCGTACCAGCACCACACGCGTACGCCGGCCCAGGGTATCAACGTGTACTCGTTTGCCCTGAAGCCGGAGGAGCACCAGCCGTCTGGCACGTGCAACTTCTCGCGTATCGACAAGGCCACGCTGCAGCTCACGGTGTCCGTCAACACGGTCCGCTCGGGCCGCACGGCTCAGGTGCGCGTCTACGCCGTCAACTACAACGTGCTCCGCGTGATGAGCGGCATGGGTGGCCTGGCGTACAGCAACTAGAGACCTCCGAGAGGACTCGCACAAGAAATCAACCAAGAAACCAAAACAAAATGTGCGTGGAAACCCACCTACATTTTGAATTACACAGTATATAATGACTTGTCGAGTGTGTAAGACCGAGTCGTGTGTGGATGTAATTGATCTTGGGCATCAGGTGATTACGTCTAGGTTCCCGAAGGTGGGTGAGGCTCCTGCTCGAACAACCCCGATCGTTCTCATGATGTGCCAGACATGTGGTCTGGTGCAGTTGCGGGATCTAGTCGCCGGGTCAGATATGTATGAGCACATGTATGGCTACCGTTCGGGGATCAGCGCAACGATGCGAGCCCACTTGCGTGAATACAATGACGAGATTATGCTCCTTGCGACACCTGAGAATGGAGATGCTGTACTGGACATTGGCAGCAATGATGCGACGTTCCTGAAGATGTACCCCAACACCCTTACGCGCGTTGGATGTGATCCGACGGGTAAGCAGTTTTCAGCGGAGTATGATGGCCTTACACTGGTTCCCACCTACTTTAGCAAGGAAGTGATTGCTCCGCTTGGACTCACGTTTGCGGTTGTCTCGTCCATCTCCATGTTCTACGATCTCCCAGATCCTGTTCGGTTCGCTTGTGATATTCATTCGGTACTCAGTCCAGAGGGTCTGTGGACGTTCGAGCAGAGCTACATCAAGACGATGCTGGAGCGCAATAGTTTCGATACCATCTGCCATGAGCACGTGGAGTACTATGGAGTTCGTCAGATCAAGCACATTCTCGACCTTGCCGGATTCAAGATTGTGCGCGTCAGTCTGAATGACTGCAACGGCGGGAGCACCCGATTCTTTGCAGCCAAGAAGGAATCGCGCTGGGTGGAGGACGCGCGTACAGTTCAGACACTCCTGGATGGGGAGGCGCACCTTGCAGACCCAAAGACGTACGGCTCCTTTATGGATCGATGTGATGGTGAGATTTCAAAGCTCCAGAAACACCTGAATACGGGGGCGTCAACCTATATCTATGGCGCGTCGACAAAGGGCAACTGTCTCCTGCAATATGCGGGTATTGGTCCGGATCGTGTGAAGTATGCAGTTGAGCGCAACCTGCAGAAGGTTGGGTGTACGACCTCTACGGGTATTGAGATCATTAGTGAGGAGACGATGCGCACTTCGCCGCCCGAGTATCTCCTGGTTCTGCCGTGGCACTTCAAGCAAGAGATCATTGATCGCGAATCCGAGTTCCTCAAGGCGGGTGGCAAGTTGATCTTCCCCCTTCCTACGTTTGAGATTATTGGATATTCGGCCAAGTAGATGTAATGCTGCTAGACGTGTCGTCGGGAGAAGCCTTTGATAAGCTTTCGATTCTCGAGATCAAGCATCGTCGCATCATGTCGCCCGTCAAGCGCAGCGCGGTTCTGCAAGAGATTCAGGCACTGGCACCCGTCGTCGCTCTTAAGGAAAGATACCCGTTTGAGTATGCTTTCATTACGAAGGTGAACGAGGAGATCTGGGACTTGACTGAGACACTTGATCCATCCAAGCCCGACTTTGTGACTGTGTCGGAGCGCATCTTTGATCTGAACCGCAAACGCTTCCGAGCAAAGAGAATGATCAACAATGCAGAGAACTCGGGTCTGAAGGAGCAGAAGAGCCTTGGAGAGTTGCACTGTCTACTTCAGCTGGATGTAGATCCCGAGGTGCATCGTTCGAGATTCTATTCCATCGCATTTGAGTATGACACCTTCTCCTTTGATCGTCCGTGCCAACTGTGGCCATTCGGAAACTTCGTAGAGACCACTCCAGAGTCGCATGTGGTCGTGAAGCTGTCAAGCATACCCGACTCTGAATACAAGTAGATCTATATATACAATGCTTAACCGTCTTCTGAGTCGACACAAGGATGCCCTTGTTATTGGTCCGGGTGGGTTGGGTGATCATATCTGGATGAGCGGTGCTGTACGCTATATCGCATCCCAGTATGTCGAGACCCATCTGTTCTGTTCAATGACCGTACTCCCCACGCTGAAACAGCTCTACTCGGATGTGCCCTCTGTGAAGTTCCTTCCCATCCGACGCGTTGACGACAACCTCCGACGATACATCCGATCAAAGTATAGAGACATCTACGTATGCGCCTTTACAAGAGACCTGTACAACAGACCGGTTGATATGGATGACTTGCCAGGTGCCTTCTATGATCATATGGGCATACCCAGATCCGTGCGGCATTCTCACTTTGCGCTTCCGGCTCTCCCGCGATCCCTTGAGCTCTATCGCACTCTTGGCGATCAACCCTATATCTTTGCACACACGGTAGCATCCAACTGTAGCGTCGAGTTTGTGTCGTGGGACATACAGAAGACCTTGACAATCAACCCGAACGTGAACATGTATGCACCTGGCGACCCGTGGTACGAACTTGCACAGAAGTTCGTGAACAAACCGTTCCTCGACTACTGCGATACGATCAAACATGCACGTGAGCTCCATCTTGCAAACAGTTCGTTCTATACACTTGCAACTCAGATACCGCCTCTTGATGCTACGGTCAAGGTGTGCTACGATAGATACTCGGGCAAGGTTATGCGGCACTACGATTTCTCTTAGAACAGGATAATGATCAGACACCTTGGATATCACCTAGCTATGGCCAACCGCAACACAACGCCCAGGATCGCACTGTTTCTGGGACACCTGGGACTCGGTGATCAGATTTGGCTAAGCGGAGCTGTGAGGTATCTTGCTCGCATGTATGACTATCTAGACGTCGTTTGCAAGACGACAAATGTTAACACGCTATCCGTATTGTACGCGGATGTACCGGCCGTTCGTCTCGTTACCGTTGAGAATGGTTATAGCGTGTTTCCAACAAGCACGTCAAGAGGAACGTGCTTCCCGATACCACCTGGAAAGTATACCAGTGTCTATCAATGCGGGTTCTATAAGAAGCCGACGTCTCATGTGAACATGGACGACCTTCCCGGGGAATTCTACGATGATCTTGGATTACCTCGCTCGATCCGCACTACGCATTTCTCGCTCCCATCGCTCCCCGGGTCGCGCATTCTATACAGTCATCTGAGCAATGCAGAGTACGTGTTCGTACAGACAAAGTCATCCGAAGCCACGACATCGATCGTGTCGTGGGATATGGACAAGATCCTCACTCTCGATCCAAATATAAACCAGTATTCACAGGGTCATATCTGGTACGAACTTGCACAGAAGTTCGTGAACAAACCGTTCCTCGACTACTGTGATACGATCAAACATGCGCGTCAGCTTCATCTCGTAAATAGCTCCTTCTACACACTTGCAACCCAGATACCGCCTCTTGACGCCACAGTCAAGGTGTGCTACGATAGAGAGACTGGCAAGGCTATTCCGCGCTACGATTTCTCCTGATCATGCTTGACCATTCGCTCGACGAGCTCAGGAAAGGAGATCTTTGGGTACCATCCAAGTACGATGTTCGCCTTGGTTGGGCTGCCGACAAGGATATCCACCTCGGCCGGACGATAGAACTTGGGATTGATGCGGACAACGATGCGACCCGTTTCGTCCTGTCCGACCTCATCCGTGTCCTTTCCCGACCACGTGATCGCATGACCCGCGGCCTTGAATGCAAGTTCCAGAAACTCACGAACAGTGTGTGTCTCACCGGTCGCCAATACAAAGTCATCCGGAATGCTCTGCTGCAACATCAGCCACATTCCGTATACATAATCCTTCGCATGACCCCAGTCGCGCTTGGCATCCATGTTCCCAATCTCCAGGGTAAAGTTGGGATCCGAGTAGATCTTGGCGATCGAGGTCGTCGCCTTGCGAGTGATAAAGTCCTCACCCCTGCGCTCTGACTCATGATTGAACAGGATGCCATTACATGCGAACATCCCGTAGCTCTCTCGGTAGTTCTTCACGATCCAGAATGCATAGAGCTTGGCCACACCGTAGGGGCTGCGAGGGTAGAACGGAGTGGTCTCTGATTGCGGCGTCTCCACCACCTTGCCGTAAAGCTCTGACGTGGATGCTTGATAGAATCGCGTCTTGTCTGCAAGACCCAGACGCCGAATGGACTCCAGGATCCGAAGGGGACCCAGCCCATTCACCTCTGCAGTGTACTCGGGCTGTGTAAAGGACGTATGCACCTGCGACTGGGCTGCGAGATTATAGACCTCAATCCTCTCTGCATCCCGCAACGGAAGGAACACATTCATGATCGACGTCGAATCCCCCATATCTGCCTGAACAATCTGGAGCCTGGGGTGGCCGAGAATACCCTTGATCCGCTCGTTATTCTGTGTCGACGACCTGCGAACGAGACCGATCACAGTATAGTCTTGCTCGAGCAGGAGTTCGGCGAGATACGAACCGTCCTGACCTGTGATCCCAGTGATGACGGCGGTGCGACCCATTGCGTAGTTACAGGGCTACGTCTTTAGACCGGTTTTTTACGACGTCAGCCATTCTCTTGCGTTCAGCATTAACTTTCCGTCTGGAACAACCAGGGGGTCCGTCCACTTATCAAGGATACACACGGGCAGCTTCGCGTAGAGGTGATCAAGTGAACTGTGCAAGACAACCGGCGTTGCCCCACATGCAAGTGCCTCGTAGACCCGATGCGTGTCAAGCCCGGTACCCGTAGGACAGAGCACGAACTTGGAATGGCACATGTCCTCGTAGTATTCAGGCTGTGATCGTCCCACTGGATCCTTGCGAACAACCCGGGGATCGCCTTCGAATGCCTTCAAGCACTCGGCACGAGCCACCACATTAGTTCCGGCTGAAAAGTTGGAGTAGATCTCGATGTGCCGGTTGGCGGATGGGCGGATGTTTGTGATATGCTGCAATCCACTGTCCGGGAACCCGAGGGGAATGGTCGTCAGCTGGGGGTGCTGGACGGTCGTATTGATGGCATAGATTCGGAGAGCTCGAGGTAGTGTCCGTGCAAGACGCGCGGCATCAAAGGGCTGATCTGCATTGTGAATGACCAGATTGAAGCGTTTGGGAGTTGCAAGACGGATGCTGAGGAACTGTTCAAGGTACTCTCCATTGATAAAAACCCAGTCTCCTGGCCGGGATCCCCAGTGCATGAATGGTCTCTGCCGATATCTTGGGTCGTAGTTCCACGTACACAGATCCGAGAATGCCTTTCCTGATATCATTATAATGGTAAGGGTCTTTTCTTTCTGCCTATATGGACCCCCGAATCCCAGGTATTACCCGCTCCCGATTGTCCAGAACATTCATCTGATTGCGACTCACTATCCTGACTGGAAGGTCTACCTCTACGTGTCGCCGGACGTCGACTCGGGGTTCTTGCAGGAGGTTGCGCTCTTCCCGAATGTCGTCCTCAAGCACACTGGCAAACTGGGCACCATCAATCGCTTGGAGCGCCTCTTTGCAATTGAGGATCCCGACGTGGAGACCATGTTTGTCCGGGATGCCGATAGTCGTGTACATTGGAAGGATCGGTGGGCAATCAATGACTTCATGAGCAAACCACAGTTCGTCGCACACGTTATTCGTGATCACAATGAGCACAATGCAAGGATCCTCGCAGGAATGTGGGGGATGCACAAGGGAGCCGGTGTCGGCATCAAGGATCTGTTTGACCTCTACCTGAAGAATCCAATTGATCTCGGATATGGCAAGGATGGTGTAGACCAAAGCTTCCTTGGATCGTATGTGTACCCCTGCGTAAAGAGCCGCTTACTGGTTCATTACAGCAACCAACGTGCCCTCAATGGTGAGCATGTCATGGAGTTCCCGTTTCCGTTCACAGAGAGCTTTCATTGCGGCAAAGTGGATGGCGCCACCTTTGTGGATGCGGTACCCGCCACACCACGTCAGCCCGATGTCCGCAGGGCGCTCATTAACGGGCGATTTAAGTTAAGGTAGAAGTAATGGGTCGCCCAATGGTATTCTGTCTCGATCACACGAATGGGTTCTTTGCAACCTTCTTCATCATGTGCAATGCCTACATTGCATCAAAGAAGATGGGGTCGCCGTTTTACATTACCCATTCCCACTGGTCTTACGCCTACGATCAGGGATGGCATGACTACTTCGTCACACTTCGGCCTCCTCCGCTGCTTCCAAGGCTATACAACCCCATCAAGGTCGGGTGTGATCTCGCTCGGTTCTACAAGCCCGACTTCCCCCTTGCAGAATACATCACGTGTATTCGAGAGCTCTTTGTCTTGAAGCCCGACCTGCGCCGCCGCGTAGACGCTCTTGTCGCAACTATGCCGCCCGACTACATTGCAGTCTTTGTTCGGCGCGGGGACAAACTCAACGAAGAAGCACACTACATCTCGTTTGCGGATATTGTTCGGTTGATCCCTCATTCGAATACGAGCACGTTCTTCATTCAGACCGACGACTACGGCGTTGTCGAGGAGGCCGCACGTACATTGCCATTAGCACGGATCGTGTGCACCGTACCCTCTACGAAGCGTGGGTCGTTCCATGGGACACGTCGTTCGCCTCGGCAGATTCGTGAAGAGACTGAGGAGATGCTTGTTGGACTGTCGGTCTGTCTGCGGTCGTCGTCCTGTTGGTCAGACGCGACATCAAACGTTGGACGATTCCTCAAACTCGCAAACCCCGGCGTTCATATCTACCCAGAGGACTTCACCGTGAACCCATCCTATGTCATGTGCCCTGCATGGGCAATAAAAGATCCCAACGTATAACAAATGCACGTCAAGGCTATCGGATCTCGGGCACAAGTCATGCACGGAACGGCTCACCACACGACGGGTGGGCTGACGAAGGCCGACCTCAAGATGAACAAGTGGGGTCGCATCGTGTCTCGTAAGAAGTCAGCTCGTATGTCGCACGGAAAAACTCGCCGCCACAAGTAATGGGTGGCGGACTATTTGGAACTCCACTGTATCTCAATGAGAAGTGCCTCGTGTTTGCAGCATTTGTCTTGCTCGTGTACTTCGCCCCGCACGCAAAGGCCTGGCAGCATCAGGTTGTGGCTGGGTTCGTGCTGGCGATGGCTGCGTACGTCTTTATGGCGTGGTATGACTACATCTATGATTGCAATGACAAGCTAGGCCCTACCCTGCTTGGAGCATTCGTCGGGTGGCTCAAACCCTACGGCGGTGTCCCTCCGGGCACCAAGCCGCTGCCGATCAAGTACAAGAAGGTCGTCGGCACGTTTGACTTCGTGATCCTGATCGTCCTGATCTGCTTGTTGGCAATTCCTTATCTCCCTAGGAAGTAATGGCTGTTCCCAAGGACTTCGTAGACAGAGCAATCAAATCGGTTGCTTGGAAGATGGGCAGGTTTGACATGCTTCCCATCGTCTTTGGCGTTGTGATGGCGCTGATTGACATCAGCATGATGGGGACACTCAAGCTGGTGGACCAAGGAAAGCTGGCGTATGCGATTGGGTTTCCGATTGCTACCGTGCTCTATGCGTTTGAACCGTATGTCTTCCTGAAGGCGATGACGCATTCCAACATGGTTGTGACGAACCTGATCTGGAACTTGGCATCCAATATCCTGGTGACACTTGCCGGAGTTCTCTTCTTTGGCGAGAGCATCAAGGGTCTCAAGTGGCTGGCAATTGGAATGAGTCTCTTCTCCTTGGCAATCTTTTCCTATACCGAGTAGTAATGAGTGTTCCTCCTGATAGGGAACTCGTCTTCGTCTGCCACTGCAGACCAGGTAGACGTCCCGCAGGATTCAAGCCGAGATATGATAACGAGGGCGACGATCCGTTAGATCTCGTTACACTGGATCAGAAACCCATCCGCACAGTGAGTGATGAAGCGCACTTTGTGGATGTAGACTGCCCAGACGCCACAATGGAACGGAACAAGTGGTCAGATGTCCCAGACAGATCGATTCAGATCGTATGGGGAGAGCATTGTCCAGTCTATTCCGTGCTCCGCGGTGAGGACAACTACGATAATATCCTCTATGACATTCTGGCCAATGCGCGTCCAAAACTGAAGGCCACTGGTATGGTTGTGTTTCCTACGATGATGATTTCGTTGGATAGGATCGCCAATTTCACTCCAGATGGATGGCGGAGGGAATTAACTGCAGACTTCCCCTTCATGGTGAGACACGTAGATCGCCCCGAATATTCAACTGGCTTTATCATCTTCAGACCAACGAACGGCGGTGGACGTCGTCGCAAGACACTTAAGTCCCGCCTCCGGGCTGCCAAGAAGAAGTGTTCCCCTGGCTACGACGTCTACGACTACCGCACGAACAGCAAGGGGGAGTTCTTTAACTGCCTTCCTGCTGGACTGAAGCGTCGCAAGACACGTCGCCGGCAGCGCGGTGGAAACAACCACGTGCAGCACGCAGTCTCTCAATTGAAGCGATTTGCGGAGCGGGCGAAGGAGGGGAAGCCGTTCAAGTACCTCCAATTTGGCTACAATCTAGGGCGCCTTCAGGAAATGGTGGATCCCGGCGAAGGCAAGCACGCGACATGGTGGAAGCCCGTGGAGCCACTCGTGGAGCAAGGCAAATGGGCCGAGCTTTCTGATATGATTGACACCCTCTTAATAAAGACAGGAGTGTCCTATGATGACGAACTCATCAAGAAGGATGCGTAGAAGAACTTAGACACCGAGCCTCGTGGATACATAAATGAGCTCCGACGACCTTGTAGTTGCACGTACTGCACAGCCGGGGCCCATACGCACCCTCGCCGAGGGACTCAAGTCGATGCTGGTGGAGATGAGCCTTGTCTTTGATAAGGATGGCATCCGCATGATCGCCATGGACAATTCCCGTACAGTCTTGACTCACATGAGACTGTATGCGAACAAGTTTGAGCAGTACGAGTACAACAACACGGCCCCGAAGCTCAGCGTGGGACTGAACACGGATCACTTCTATCGCATCGTGAAGACGGTGACGAACGAGGACACGATCAAGTTCTCGGTCTCCAAGTTGGAGTCGAATCACCTGACGATCACGATTGAGAACGGCGACAAGGGACGGCGCATCAAGTATCGCCTGAACCTGCTGGACTGCGATGAGTCGGACATCACGATGCCGGAGACGGTGTTCCCGACGTGGAAGACGATGCCGTCCCTGGACTTCCAGAAGATCTGTCGCGACATGACCCTGCTGTCGGCCAAGACGGTGGATATCAAGAACGTGGGCAATACGCTGACCTTCTCTTGCAAGGGTCCGTTTGCGTCGCAGACGGTGACGATGGGAGATTCCACGGATATCCTGGGTAGCAAGAACGAGTCCACCGAGATTGTGAGTGGCTCCTTCTCTCTGCCTCACTTGGTCCTCTTCACCAAGTGCTCCAACCTCTCCAACAACCTGGAGCTGCACATGAAGAACGACTGGTTCCTCATGATCCGCTACGTCATTGCCGACCTGGGCGATATCAAGCTGTGCCTCATGCCTCTTCCGGCATCGACAGCGTAAAACTCGTCTCGGAGGTAGATAATGGAAGACGACCTCTATGCAGATGACGATCTTCCGCTGCGTCCGGAACCACCTGCATTTCAGTCCAACGTAGGCGTCGTGGCACCGGCAGCACCGGCAGCGGTAGTACCGGCGGCTGATGCCAATGATGATCTCTATGCGAGTGTTCCCACGGTCCCCGTATTGCCTCCCAAACCGACTCCGGTGGTTGCGCCCAAGCCTCCGGGTCTTCCGGTTGTCCCTCCTCCGGGACCTCCCGTAGATGTGTCGTCGGGAATTGCATTGGCACAGACGCGCAGGAACATCAAGCCACTGCAAGGGGGTCGGGGAAAGACGTTCCGGTCCAAGAAGGGTGGTGAGATTGTGGCGATCTTCTTCAACATCCGAGATCAGATCAAGCTCTACCACTGGCAGACCAAGTCCTTTGCAGAGCACAAGGCCACCGATGACCTGGTGACCAAGCTGGACACGAGTATTGATATGTTCGTAGAGGCCTATATGGGTCGCTACGGACGTCCGCAAGTGAATCGGACATACCCGTTGAAGAATCTGACGGTGTCGGGTGTTCGAGCCTTCATTGCCCGGTCAGACCAGTGGCTGTCGGTCAAGCTGCCTCGCACACTAAAAAAGACGGATAGCGATCTGCTGAATATCCGGGACGAAATTCTTGCTGACTTAAATCAGATCAAGTATCTCTTCACGCTGTCATGAGCAACGAGACCACCAACGTCATCTTGGTGATTTCCCATACCTGCATGTGTGCCGTGATTATCTGGTGGTTCTCTGAGTGTGCTTGTTGATTACTTGGGACGCTCGGAGCCCTTCACTTAGGGCGTGTATTATGCGCCTTGTAGACGATGTCGTCCGCCGACTTCATCTTGAGGCTCGGCGCAAAGAGCTTCTTGTCCGTGATGTTGGTGGTCGTGTTCCAGACCTTGATGATGTGGAACTGTCCCTTGGGCGAGACGGAGACACCCACAATCGCTTCTTTGTAGTTGGTTAGAAAGCCATTCACAAAGCAGTGAGCCATTGCGTCAATGAACATCTCACAGGTGTCCTTGGCATCCACTCGTTTGCTCCAGGCGCCGCCTCGAATGTGCTCCGGTGCCTCCCACAGAGGTCGGTAGCCTTCACGCATGAAGAAGTACATGCCCGATTCCCACGCATCCTTGGAAATGGCATCAATGACGGTCCAGAAGTCTGCTGGAGTGGAGAGGGTGGCGATGTTGGTGTAGGAAGACTCGGCGTAGTTGCTGTCGTTCGGGTCATGATACCAGAGGACCCACGTGTTCGGCATAGGAGTTGAGTCAGACATTCTCACCACCCTCTACTCTTCTTCGAGGTTATCAATCCGTTTTATTTGCCGTACAGCTTGCGGACTGGAATGCTTGTCTGCTTGTAGCGGATTGCATCCACAAAGTAGAACTTGGTGTAGGCAGGTGCGAAGGTCAGCATCTCTGCCTTGAACAACGTCAGTGGCTCGTCGTCGGCTACGATGTGTCCGCCCGCACGCAGCGCATCCTTGAACGTCTCAATGTCCTTGAACTTGGAGGCACGAACAGTCTTGATCCCGACAGTCATCATAGGTTGGTCCACGCCGAAGCAATTGCCCATTGGTAGAAAACGGATACGATTGTCTAAACAGAAGAGAAGGACAGAATGGACGTCGCCACTCTCTATTCTCTCCGCTCCTCTCCACGCCCGGCACTCTCGGATGTCATCCGCAACACCATCTCCACTCTCAAGATCTCCTTCAAGCCGTCCTTCCGTCGGCAGATTGTGCGACGTGCACCTGCGGAAGAGGCCTCCAACTGGCGAGAGTTGGCCATGCTCGCCGTCCACCGCAAGGTCCGTGAGAAGGACGATGCGGACTACGATGAGGTGAATGCGTTCCTCAACAAGCTGACCAAGCAGACCTACGACAAGATGATGGTTGCCATCATGGAGAAGCTGGACAAGCGGGATTCCATGTTCCGTCTCCGAGTGACCACGCTGCTGTTTGATCGTGGTATCCAGCAGACCTTCTACGCCCCGCTAATGGCGGATGCCTACAAGGACATTGCCTCTGCCTACCCGGATGCCCGTCAGGATCTGATGGTGCAGGTCATGATGTTTGACACGCTCTATGCAGAGACGAATGTGACCATCGTTCCTCAGCACACGGAGGCTGGATACGCAGAGGCGATCATTGCGTGGACCAAGCAGAAGGAGAAGAAGCGGACCTTTGCAGTCTACGTCTCGGAGCTGTTTGCTCGGGGCTTGATCCCGCAGGAGCTGATGTCTGCGTTCGTCAAGACAATCATGGACGACCTGAAGGAGTGCGTGCGGCATCAGAAGACCCCCGCGGGCGAGGAGCACGTGGATGCGCTGGTCCGGTTCGTCTTTGCAGTGGCTGCGAAGGTGCCGGAGGTGAAGGATCCTGTACGCCAAGTGCTGGGGATCCCGAAGGCAGAGACGCCGTGCTTGAACATGAAGAGCCGGTTCAAGCTTGATGATTCTCTCAAGCTATAGTAATGTGCGATCTGTTCCCCAATGTGGATCCCAACCACCCACCCGTGCGTGATACGCGCATGGACCCTGAGGACCAGATAGTAGTTGGTGCGCAGGTATGTATCCGCCCGACCAAGATAGATGATGAAGAGTATGAATATTACCAGGAACATCCGGACGAAGCGGCCGCGGACGGGTATTCGGGACCCGAACATGGTCCGGAACAGGTACAACGAGGCCGAGTTCTGCGCATAGTACCTTTTAATCCTAGAATTCACGACTACCAATACTATACGATTCAGAACGACACTATAGACACGAGCATGGACTATCCATGGTTTGATGTTGTCCTGTTCGAAGCGGATAAACCTAAACAAAAGTCCAGAGGTGTTCGGAATGCCAGACTTGTAGGTGAATACGCAAAGCTTCCTCACGGTGTTGAGTCGCTGATAGCCTCTAATCTAAGCGGTATAGAGGGAAAGAACGCAGCACAACAGGGCGATATACTTGCAAAGCGCACGGGCATAGATCGGAAGGGATACTCGGGTGGCCGCCGCCGGACGCGTCGCGGTAGAAAGACTCGTCGTAAGTCCTTGCGTCAAAGAAAATGAGTGCCGTCCCCTCTGCCACTGTCATGGCCGCCGCCGCCAAGATTGCGATTGAGAACGACAAGCCGATCTACCTTGACTACTACAACGACAGCGTCGCCAAGACGTGCTGCATCGGTGTCCAGGACACCACTAAGTTTTTGGTTAAGTCCGACACGGAGTACACCTCGCCGATTGAGACCATCTCTCGCATCAAGGAGGAGAAGGTGTTCATCGTGGCGACGGAGAACAGCATCTACATCGTCTCTGCGGACATCCCTGTTAAACGCATCGTGGGCTCTAGTGATAAGCACGAATGACGATCCCTGCTCCCTTCCCACCTCCCCATCGTATCCTGTATGAATGCCTGAATGATAGAGAAACCAAAACACTTTGGGATGCTTACAAGACCACGTATGCAGACCAGTGTGAGTTCGAGGAGGTGGACGCTGCAGTGGCCAACTCCATGGATGACTTTGCTCGCTGGTTCGCCCAGTGGATCTCCTTTGCCCCTGCTCGGCGATCCACCCGAGTACGCGTATTGCTCATTTGGCATGCCCACTTTTTGAGTTTGGCATGTCAGCAGATGTTGCGTCGGTCCCTGGAACAGCGTTCGTTCCGGTGCCGCGTATGGTTTCACATTGAGGAACCCCTGTTGCAGGCGGCGATTGTCTCTCGCTGCATTGTGACCACCGTGCCCCGCTATGTCCACCGTGCGCAGATCGAGGGAAGCTTGGATGCATCCGTGTGGGACGATCCTCGGGCAGTTGAAATGGAATTAGAAAGGAGGAACAGGTAAAGGGTATGCGCGTATTCACAGATGGTTCTTGCACGAGCAACGGACGCAAGGGCGCCAAGGCGGGGTACGCCGTATGGTTCCCGGATCACCCTTCGTGGTCCTCTGCTCGCCGGGTACCTGACAATGAGGATCAGACCAACAATCGGGGCGAGATGTCTGCTATCCTGCTCGCCGTCATGATACTTGAGGATCATGGCGAGACGGACTGCGATCTGGTGGTCTACTCTGACTCCGAATACTGCATCAATTGCCTGACTTCGTGGCTGCCGGGCTGGATCAACAAGGGTTGGAAGACGGCTGCGGGCAAGGACGTCCAGCACCAAGATCTCATTAAGGACATTACGGCTCGGCTATCCAAGTTCAAGTCGCATCGCTTCGTGCACGTGAAGGCACACACGGGTGGACTGGATGAGCTCTCCAAGCACAATGCGATTGTGGATAAGATGGCGCAGGACATCACGAATGGGATTGAGCCCAAGCCTGAGGCACCGGTGGTTGTGGACGAGCTGTTTCCCGGCTGCCCACTCCGCATCATGGGCGGTCCCACGCAGCAGAAGGATATTGTTGCTTGGATGCGGACCTCGATTGCTACGCTGGATACCGAGCTGATTGACAAGCATTTGTTCAAGGCGTTCACGGAAATGTGTAAGGCTCGTGATGTAAACCTGACCCGCAATGTGATTGCCAAGACCCCGATGATCCGTGCTGAACGGGCCCATTTACAAATAGAGACAGTAGACAAGGTAATATGAGCGTCGAGGCATTTCATTTCTGGTCTCCTACGTGTACGCCCTGTTCTGTGATCAAGCCCGCACTTGATGATCTGAAGCAGGAATTCGACGATGTCAAGTGGACATCGGTGAACACCCATGTGGATATGCATGGAGTCGCGAAGAAGATGGGCATTCAGGCAGTGCCCACGATTGTGGTCTTCAAGAACGGAGCCGAGGTGGGTCGTCATTCAGGTGCGAATATGATCATGTATTACACGCTCATCCGCAAGGCTAGGCAGAGCACGTAGTCTGGGCTGCTGGTCCGGCAGCTTCTGCAGCTGACTCCAAGAACGTCTTTGCCAACGGGCGCCCGTCGGGTCCGACGATGTACTCATGCCCGGCTGAATCCACCAGGACACCATCCTTATTTTTCGTCAGCGACGACAGGTTCGGTCCCTGCGGAAGGAGAGCCGATGGCAGACGGGACGGGATCGTCGCCTGGACAATGCCGTAGCCAACACCGGCAATGAAGAAGCCCTCAAACAAGGCAATGGATGTCTTGATGAGAAAGCTGTCCTTCAGGTTGGCGCACGACCTCAGCTGCATGGCTTGGAGTCCGAAGAACAGGATGAAGGCAATCCACGTGACCGTGCTGTCCAGTGGATCACGATTCATCAGAAGGTCCAGCAGATAATACCAGAAGATCGTTGCGGTTACAACGAGACCCTGAGGAGCGTACTCGCTACTGAGGAATTCGAAGCCCTTGATCTCGCATCCATCCCATCCCTCGACGGCACCTCCACGCATGAAGCGTCCAGCACCTGCCTGCAGTTGCTCCGGCGCCGGCTTGGTGGTAATGATCTCGTAGGCACCCGCAAGGACCGTTGCGATGCCGTCCCAGAAGTACTTGAGAAGTCCATTGAGCGGGATGGAACAGATACCCACGAGACTGGGGATAGAATACGATCCCTGCAGAGTGAAGATGTCCGCAAGGATACCAAAGAGGATCAGGATATGGGGCAGGAACGTGATGGAGTCCGTAAAGAGTGAACCAATGCCAGGCGGCGTTGTCACTCCTGCCGGGTTAGGGCGCATGGCATAGGCCGTGCCGAGCACACCGATGCCTGCCGATATGATTGCGAGAATCAGTGCCCCCCACCACGGCACTTCCTTCGGCGCAGGTAGTGGCGCAGTCGATCCAGGGTTTAGTGTGGCCGGAGGCTTAGTACTCATCTTGTTTCTTCACGATACTTGTTTTGTTCGATAGAGACAATGGGGAACAAGCCGTCGTCTACTCCTCCGCCCCCGCCGCCTCCTCCACCGCCACCGCCTCCTCCCCCGCCCGCTCCGGGCAGCCAGAGAACTCCCTTCGTGCAACCGACACCTCCGAATATCAATCTCAAGGTGAGCACGTCCAAGAACTGCAGCGGATGCTCTGTGGGTGCCGGATCGGGCACATCCTCCTCTGCAATTACACTCACACGAAACGTCCTTCCAGCAATCTCTGCGAACAGGAAACCAACCATTCCTCCAAGCAACTTGCCCAAGACGGGCGGAGATCCAGTGCATTTCAATGGACCGATAGACAATGAGTGGTGTAATGGCGGGTGCTACTATACTCCACCATACCCGTCAAACACGAGCAACGGGGGCAGGACACCTGCAACGACGCTCTCTGCGAATGCGAATCCACCCACCCTGCTCTCGGATGCGAGTGAGCACTGGAAGAACAACGGAACGGACTACGAGAATGAGTATAAGCAACAGCAGTCCCGAGAAACAGCTCTGGTGAACTCGCTGAACGCTGCAGCTGCACTTATCAAGGCGAATCGCATGTGGAATCCCTCGGACGACCGGACGGACCCGCTCGGGAGCTACGCAATCAACTACAAGAACTACGGAGCCCTGACGAAGCTGTTCCTGAAACCTACGCTGCCATTTAGCGTGAATTATTCTGGCATGTAGAGCACAATGGGGGCGAACTTGACCTTGCCTAAAATACCCACACCTGCATTCCCCGTCCCGGGCGGCGACATCGGGATCATGAGTGTCTACCAGCCCTTTCCCCTCCGTATTGAGGGACAGCAGTACGACGCCTGCTTTCAGATTGGTGAGTTCACCATGCCCGATGGCGTAGGGGTTGGTTCGAGCATTGTGATTCTCATTCCACTCAAGATCTCTGGGACGATCGGGAAGGGTGGCAACTTCATCAATGCCTTTGCGAGCAGCATCCCAACCATCCTGGGCGGCACACCGGATATCTTGACCGGCTTCCCCGATGTGCAGGTGACGGGTCTGACTAGCTGGAACGTGGCTGACATCTTGCAGGAGGGTCGCCCGTTCTATACGTGGACTAACAAGGATGGAACTCGTGTCATTGTGATGTCAGAGCCGATCGGGATTGCCGATGGCGACATGACCAATATCAAGCGTCTTCCGATCACTGAGCCCGGCAATGCGATGCACGAGATTGCGGACAACATCTTCTACAAGTCGGCTCCTCCGCTTGACTGCGCAGGGAACCCCGTCATGTGCAGAAAGCCCTTCACGATCGCGCAGCCACCTCTTGCCCTCAAGGAACAAAGTACAAGGACGGACCAGGGAGCCAAGTTCCTGGGTGGACTGGCGGGCTTTCTTATGGTGCTCTTTGCAGTCTGGCTTGCCCTTTGGCTGACAACGGGTCCAGGTGCCACCTTCATGAAGAGTATCAGCAATGGAATGGGCGGTCTACTTGCTGGCAGAAAGCGAGCAGCCCCTGTGCCCCTGGATGTTCAGAATGAGGCCGCGGGGACGGGGCTGGGAGCTCGTGGACAAGCAGGGCAGCCGGCTCCAACCCCGAGTGGTCGTGCGTAAGCAAAATGAAAACGAGAGACTCTAAGGACAAGTAACTCACAATGGTTGTCGCTACACTCATCGCCATCACAGGCACCCTGTCGGAGACGAGCATTCCTGCAAAGACTGCAGACGTGCTGGAATGGCTCCGCAAGAAGCTCAAGCAGCCTACCCTGCAGTTCCAAGGCAAGTGTGTTCATGAAGAGCATTCGTTCGCCTTCTTTGCTGTGCCCTCTGAAGTAGAGGACGAGCAGACGAACCAACACATGCTGCCACCGCCGTTCCATGACGATTCCTTTCAGGGATCCATTGCGGTGCTCAAGTCCGCCAATCCCAATCCGGATGACTATGACCGCCAGGCGACCAAGTATGTGGACCTGAAGTCGTCGGAGTATGATGAGTTCTATCAGACCTGCACGTTCAACGAGGAGGAAGAGGAAGAGGAGGAGGGAGAGTATGAGGAGGACGATGGCAATGGGGATCCGGTGCAGGATGAACCCGAGGAGGCTGAAGAGGAGGGACCTCGCCCTCACGTGACGGTTCATATGCTCCACGCATCCAACGTGTTTGTGGATCACCCGATGCGGGATCGTGTGCGGGAGAAGTTCGAGAGCGCAGAGATTGAGACGGCCATTCTGAACCGCTGCATCCACGATGCGCAGAAGTGGTTCGTGGACATTGACTGGACCAACACGGTCTTTGTAGATATGTATCGCAGCCGCGCGGTCAGTCTGTATCCCTATCGAGAGTTGGCGACAACCATGGAGGCGTCCAAGTTTGTGGACTCAACCATGGTGGACCTGAATCCGAAGCGGTGGAAGGAGATGATCCAGAGTATCATTGATAAGAAGAAGGCCATGTACTCCAAGAAGTCCACGGCGTCGATCTTCCTGTACTGCTCCTCGTGCAAGAAGAAGACCCGCTGCGACTACTACCAGCTGCAGACTCGCTCTGCGGATGAGCCCATGACGACCTTCGTCACCTGCCTGGAGTGCGACAAGAAGTGGAAATTCTAACGCTAATAGTAATGGGTCTTCGTGACATTCTAGACGAATACAAACTCGGCACTGAGGAGACGTCCGAGCGCATTGACCTCTTGCTGAATGCACTGCGTCGTAAGCCCGGCTACTCCGATGCCCTCAAGACCTACGGTAAGCAGCGCGGTGGTGCCGACTCGGGCGACTTTGTCGGTCCTCAACTTAGTTCATTCGTCAGCGCCGTTCAGGAGAACCCGGATATCTTCCGGACAATGCTCGCAAGTCTTTTTTCAGCTGCCTTTATCCTGGACTCTGCCGAGAAGCTCCCCGGTGTTGGGAGTATTCTAGGCGCGTCCATGGACGTGATGCTCATGGGCGGCAAGGTGCTCACCAAGTCAATCCAAGCAGGGATCCCGCCACTGATGGGTCTGTTGCCTATTCCGTATGCGAGTATGGCTGGATTGGTGATGGCTGCGGTGTTCGGCATGATTGCGTGGCCGATGATTGCACTGGTCTCTCTCAGTCGTCAGGACTTCGCAGCCGCCATGGACGCCTATGCACGTGCCATTCCGCCCCCGTTCGGCGACATGCTTGCCAATACGTTCACAGAGGGGAATCGTGCAATTGCCAAGGTGAATGAGAAGCGCGAACGGCTCACGGCTGATCTCTCTAACGCGTTCACGATGCTGTCGGGTGCCCTTGCAAGTGCATCGGTAGAGGCACGGGAAGGACTCAAGACCCTTGCTACTGAAATAAGTGCAGCGGCTGCCCCCAAACCGCCACCCACCCTGTATCAGCGGCTCAAGTCGCGCGTGATGCCGGCACCGAAACCACCCACCCTGTATCAGCGACTTCAAGCGCGTACGGCTCCTGCGATGAACCGCCTCCAGTCGCAGCTCGCGCCCACAGGTGGCTTTCACGGGCGCACACGGAGAAGGGCATGGAGAACACCGAGGACGCGACGCAGATCCGCGAGACGCTGAGGGAGTGGATTGGACTGGATGATCAGATCCGCGCACTGCAGACACAGATCAAGGGACTGAGGGATCGTAAGACAGCTCTGGGAGGCAACGTACTGGAGTTCATGCAGGGGAACAACCTGGACAACTTTGTCATTGAGGGAGGAGTGGGAACGATTGCCAAGTCGACTCGCACGGTTCGCCCTCCTCTTCGTCGCTCTGCAATCCGTACCCAGCTTCTGCTCCAGTTCGCCGATCAGCCCCAGCGTGTCGCCGAGGCACTGAGGGCGATTGAGGGAATCCAAGAGGGAGACGATATGAGCGTGGGTGGCACACAGCGGGTTGTCCTCTCGCGTAGGCTTCCTCGGACGCAAAACATCAACCTTCAGTAATGCAGGAGACGCTGTTTGTCATTGCCACGGTGGTCTTTGCCTATGTCCACCTCTTCAACAAGATTGCTGGTATGTACTTTGACACCGACCGTACACTGACACTGCAAGACCTGTATCGTCGCGTGGTGCCTCCAACCGACTTTCACATCCAACTCTAAGACTATCCATGTTCGAGGACTGCAACGTAGAGCTCCTTGAGACCTTTGGCGACGACCTGACTGTTGTGAATGCTGCACGGGTGTCGCTGGGGAAACACGTTGACGAGTTTAGCGAAAAAGACGCCAAGCTCATCAAGTATCTTGCCGATCACGAGCACACCTCACCCTTCTTCCATCCCCAGGCTAGGTTTCGCCTGAAGATGCCGATTTGGATGGCGCGTGAGTGGTTCCGCCACACCGTTGGCTTTTCCCGCAATGAGGTGAGCCGCCGGTATGTGGACGACGCGCCTACCTTTCATATCCCCGAGTTCCGCACTCGTGCTCCGGGCAAGAAGCAGGGCAGCAACGACGATGTTCACCCGCAGAACGAGTCCATTTATGCCCTTATGGCCGAACACTGCAAAGATGCTGTCACTACGTATGATGCCCTACTGAAGAACGCCGTCCCTCCCGAACAGGCACGGATGGTCTTGCCTCAGAACATGATGACGGAGTTCATTGAGACTGGCTCTATTGCTGCGTATGCCCGTCTGTGCCACCTCCGGCTGGGTCCGGATGCGCAAAAGGAGATCCGCATCGTTGCAGGGCGTGTTGCCGATCAGTTAAAAAGTAAGTTCCCTGTGAGCTGGGCTGCACTCAATCCACTACCACCTTCCGGATCACCTTCTTCGGCTTAGGTTTGCTCTGCTTGAGCCAATCCGCCTTGCTCTTGACGATCCCCTGCTCAAGTCCCGTTAGTACGCAGGTGCGATGGGTTGACATATCTCCAAGAGCCAGTTTGCAGATAATACACGTTCCAACCTGGATGAGGGGCGTCGTCTGCATTTGATGTAGGGATCGTTGCTGATTGATAGGATTCCGTTTTGTATGTCCGCAGGTAGGTCAATGCCCACGCTGCCGAACGCTCGGACTGGTTGAACTTGCCCCTCTGGTTCATGTCTGCCGTGAGCTTGGCCTCCCATGCCCGTGTCCGCCGTGGGCCATAGGTGAGGAATCGCTTGAGGCGCTCCACACGGCGCTCATAGGAGCCTGACGTGTGTGCACCCACCTTGAGGAGTTCCGTGTTGAGACGCTGACTGGACGCTTCGCTAGTAGGACGATTGAACGGCATCTTGCTGCTATGGTTCCATTACGGAAAAAGAAGATCCGTTTTATACAAATGAGCCTTCGCTTCGTAGGTGGTGCGTTCCGCCTCAAGGGTGTCCAGACAATGAAGTTCGAGATGGATCCGCCCGTACTGCCCAAGCCCCCCGCTGTCGAGGCGTCTGCCGTTGTGGAGGTGCCCACTGCCGCACCGGAACCCGCACCGGAACCCGCACCGGAACCGCCCTCAAAGGTGGAACCGCCGACGGAAGTCCCGGAGACTGCCCCGGAGGCTGGGCTTGTTCCAGAGAATCCATCGACTGAGTGAACCCGGCGTGTCCGGCTTACTCCAATGTTCCCCCATCCCCGAATGCCTCTTCAAATAACGTGCTCTACGTGTCACATCCTTGTGCTTCGTAAAGTCACTGTACCCAACGGCTCCGAACGGAACGATCTTCTCCTTGCCCTCCTTCTCGAACACTGCATCCCACTTCTTGCCCTTGGTGTGCGATTTGCGGAGTGTCTTGAGCCTCATTGTAATATGAAAAGTTTTTGTGGGTTTTGGGGTTTGGGTTGTTTGTGGGTTGTATTTACTCGTCGTCGCTGTCCAGCGCAGAGAAGCGCCCGAACACGACGCGCCGCACCGGCGCCGCCACCTGCGGGTTGTTGAGGCGCACCGGTACGCCAATGTTCTGGAAGCTCATGGGCGCCCAGGTGGACACCACCTGCACCGGCTGCACCAGGGCGGATCCCACGCGGAACGCCTCCGGCAGGGCGTCATCCGGGCGCACCGAGAGACCGATGCGCGAGAAGTTCATCTCACGCCAGACCCGGTTGGACTCCTCAATCTGTGCCTCGCGCTCGGTACGCTTGGCACGGATGAAGATCATGAAGTTCCACAGGCTTCCGATCGCGTGGTTCACCGAGATCAAATTGCGGAAGTGGGCGTTCAGCTCCGCCTCGGGCATGAGGATCAGTGCGCGGATCCGCGCCGCACGGTCGGCGGCGACCTGGATCTCCTCGCGCTCGGCAATGTTCGCCCACGCATCGTCGCAGACCGGGAACACCTTGCGGAACCGGCGCGTCCGGGCGCAATAGGCCGCAAACCGCGACAGAACCGCGATGACGCGGTCCACCTTCTTGAGCATGTGCGCCTTCTTTCGGTCGGACACCGTCGTGCCCACCGGAACCCACTGCGAGTCCAGCAGCGAGTAGCCGTGCACCGCCGGGTCGCGCACCAGGCCACGGCCACGCTGGCGCACCGCGAAGGGCACCAGCATCAGGTGCGACATCTCCGCAGATGCCGCGCGAGTTGGTTGAGGTTGGAGGTTGGAGGTTGGAGGTTGGAGAGTGTGAAGAGTGTGTGTGAGCGTGTGAGAGCGTTGGTAGGTATATCAGTGTGTGTGATAGACCTACTACCCATTCTCTTGGTCCTCACAGATCCATTTTGGACGATCCCAACTGCCATACGTAAAAAGTTTTTGTGTCCTGACACTGTCAGGTTTTGCCTCAGAAGGCCGCCAACCAGTCCCCGTGCTTCTCCGCCGGGATCTTGAGCTCCGCCAACACCGCTTTGGCCAACTCCACCTGCTTGTCCGTGTCCACATCCATCGCAGCAATCGCCGCCATCTTTTGCTGCAGGATCTCCCCAACTGCCACCGGCTGGGCGAATGCATCGTCAAACCCAACCATGACGTTGCTCAACCTGGCCAGGTGCCCCTGGGTGCAGACCGAGTACGGCAGACATGCGTCGCGGCACTCGTCCCACAGGCGCTTCTCCAGCTCCTCCCGCACCTCGCCCTTATAGGACTTGATCGTCCACCACAGACCCCGCAGACTGCGGCGGTACAGCTTGTCGCCCGGCGAATAGATCGTGTTCTTGTTCCACCAGGTCGACACGTCCTGGTAAACCACCTTGATCTCCGACTCCGGCTTCCCCATGCGGCGCCACGAATCCCGCATCTCGTGCACCGACTCCCTCTGCGAGTTGGGCACCTCCACCGCACAGAGCATGTCCAACGACTCCTTCATTTGCTTGGTGATTTCCGTCGTGTGGACATTCTGCGTGTCCGCCGCCAGCTGAGCCTCCCGCTGGTGCGCCGGGATCGGGCGCGGGGCCGGAGGCAGGTTCGCCTGCCATGCCGCTGCGTCCAGCAGAGCCTCCGCGTGGCGCGCCACCATGTTCGCCCGGCGCTCGTTCAGCATTCCGAGCGCAATCCAGCCCTGGATCACCGTGGTCAGAACCCCGGCGTCCCCACCCCCACGCGCCAACCGGCGAACCGTGTTGTAATAGGGCGGCATGACCAAATTGTCCACGTTCCAGGTTAGGGCGTTGTGGAAACGCGCGACCACAGTGGGTCGCAGATCCTCCACGAGTGCGTCCAGCTGATCCACCGTGGCGCCTACCCTAAAGCGCTCCCGCAGCAGGTGGATCGCCGCCGCACCCCGGTCATCATCCGCGCGACGGATGAGCATATTGTGGTGCAGACGGCACTTCCCGTCCGGGAACTGGGGCACGTGTCCGCACGGGCGCCCACTCGTCATCATGTGCCCGCACACCGCGGCTGGGGGCGCAGGTGCAGGTGCCGCCACGGGCGCGGGAACCGGCGCAGGCAGCGCGACCGGCACCGGAACCACAGCGGGAACCGGGTTTGCTTGTTGCCAACGCGCTCGGAGGCGAACCTGGGAGCGGTCAAATTGCACCCGCAGCTCGGGTGTTGCCCGCATCGGGGCGTGACGGCCGCAATAGCCATCTGTGTGCCCGAAGGCGGTGCAGGGTGTAGCGTGCTTGGTGAAGGCAGGGCAGGTAGTAGGAGGCATTTTGGAGGATGTGTGTGCTTGTCCCCCATAGACCAAAAAATTTGGTCCAAACATTTCCGTTTTGGACGATCCCAACTGCCACTGGGTAAAAAGTAATGGATGCCCTAAGTCTTTGCCTCGTCGTCTAGTCCTTCCAGCAGTATGGGCACTTGGCGTTGTTGAGCACCTGCTTGTCGGCGTACTTCGGCTCGACATCCCACGAGCGCTCATTACCCGCAATTCCGGCTGATACCTGGACCCGTTGGGTGATCCACCTCGGCTTGGCTGAGTGCCACGCCGTGCACTTCGCCTTGGTCTCCGCCTCCTTGGCGGCCTTCTCCGCTGCAGCCTTCGCAGCCTCGTCACGGGCCGCATCGAGCGTGGGCGCCATGGCAGCCCAATCCTTGTCATCCATCCACGACGGCTTCTTGCGCTGGGGCGTGGACATTCTGTGCTGTGTGAGTGTGTAGAGCAGTTGCGAGAGAGTGTGAGAGTGTGTTAGGTATATCAGTGTGTGTGATAGACCTACTACCTCCCTTCCTGCTCCTCACAGATCCATTTTGGACGACCGCACCGCCTCCACTCCGAGCCCCGTCCCCCACTAGTTTCGTCTAAAATGGATTTGATGTCGCCAAGGAAGTACATCTTAGGTCTATCACAACAACGATATTCCTACCAACGCTCTCAACA